GTACGCTGATTAACTAAGGCTGTTCCGCCAGATGTTTGCTTTCTCCTGGTCATACTAGATCTGGCTGTATTTGAAAAAGAAGTTGCTAGGACGTTACTATTAATTTGTCTAAGAGTAGACCGTGTAGTAACAGGGGTACCATTAAAGACATTTGTATATTGTCTCCTAACATTCATCGTTGACGCATTGTCTAAATTATGTACATTATAATGCCAAATCATTGACCCTCTCTGACCTGCAAAACAGGTAGAGATTAGGTAAAAATTAGTTGGCATAACAAAATTATAATTTACATCTGTGGCAGCACCATTAATTTGTTGACCACCATGTATACCCTGAAGAGAGTATCCAGGGGCTTGTGGCCATTTAGTATGTACTAAGGAATACAAATTAGTACTTGACCCAGCTGTATTATCAAATACACGTTCTGTATTAAAAAATTCAGTTCTTCGTAATAACTCGCGCATTGAGGCTATCCTCTCACCCATAGAAACATCGTAGATGTGTTCTGGTGTTGGATGAGATTTTCCCATAGTATGAGTGATAACATCTGGAAATAATTCCAAAGTTCTGATTGAATTTCTAGATAATTCAACAGTTGTTTCTGACGCTTGGATAACCTCATGATTAGGTATACCACCAATTTCTATAGGAGTAGGATTAGAAAGTTCAAAGTTTTCAGCAGCATATACAAAAGTTTGTAGGTAAATGGCAGCAGTATCAAGTGGTGCAGTCAAGTTATTAAGCACACGAACAGTAATACGACCATTATGAAAATCACTATCATAGGCGGTCAAAGAACCACCATTGATAGCATAGTCAGTTACCAAAGTATCCCTAACTTTAAGGAAATTTTGAGGTGCCATATAAGGAATTCTAATGATAAACTCTGTACTTTCAGATATATCAACAATGAGCGTTTGCACAACGTTATTATTATCTGAGGTAGCTACAATATCACCAGTAGGATCGTAGTTAACAATCAACCTGCCTTTATGATATGGTGTCTTTAC